TGATGATAGAAATAACTCCATTATGGTTTGATATTCTGAATGATTTACAATTTTTTGAATTTACAAAAATGACAATATATGATCAACATATGCATATAGATAATTTATTGCAATGCGGTGATATTGAATCTAATCCTGGTCCTGCTGTGATGTCTATATTTGAGCGATACAACAACTCGAGCTCTTATATAAAACATCATGCACAAGGTATTTCAGATTCCTTGGATTCATTATCAAACATTAACAATTTTTTAAACACAAAATTACCTATATTGATGACTCATTTTGAGGAATTAATAGAGAATATAGACATCAAGGCAAAAGTTCAAGTTAATGAGGCTCAAATGATAATTAAAGATGCTGATGAGAAAATTAAGGAAGACATTAAACTATTAAATGATTCATCTCTTACTATCTTGGACAAATTAGAGAAAGTGAGAACAACATTCTTTAAATTATCTTTAGCCCTTCTGCTTTTATGGATTATGTATGATTTTGGATTTAAAAAAACAACATTTGTAATTGGTGGTATGGTATTTTTGAAATTATTAGGAGTTCCCAAATTAATAATGCAAATGATTGAAAAATTATTTAAACATGAGGCACAAAGTTATACTTTTAGTTTGCATGCATTAGGACCTATAGTAGTATCTTTGATTTCATATTATGCCATTGGAAAATTACCACGTGATTCTTCCATAGAAAATTTTTCAAAAAAAATAAATAATATGTCACGTGGATTGCATGGTGCACTTACGATGAAGAGTGACATAACTAATTTGTGGGATGAAATTAAAAAGTTTTGTATTAACCAAATTAGTGATGTTGATGAAAATTTTTTATCAATGGAAGAAGAATTAAAACTGTGGGCTGACGACATTGCTAAGTATACTGATATGGTTAAGCGCAAAGAATGCATGATTAAGCATGCTGAAATTATAAAAATTGCTTCGTTATATCAACGTGGGATTGTATATCAGCAATGGGCATATAGACGTCATGTTGATTCAAAGATGGCACGATATATTATTGAGATGACACGACATGCAGGTCAATTATATAAATATGCTGATACACATAATACTTTGGGAGGTGGTCATAGACAAAGACCATTATCAATTGTTTTGTTTGGTGAATCACAAATAGGTAAATCATGTTTAATACAGATGTTGTCGCAAGATATTTGTTTTGAGGCTGGTTTTAAAACAGCAAAAGAGTGTGAAGAACAAATCTTTGCGCGTCAACCAGAAACTGAGTATTGGGATGGATACAATGGACAATATATTGTAGTACGAGATGATTGTTTGGCTCAAAAGGATGAATCTGCAAAACCTAATCCAGAAATTTTTGAAACTATACGTGAAATGAATGATTTTCCTTATCATTTGCATATGGCGGCTTTAGAAGACAAAAACACCTTTTATAATTCAAAAGTGAGTATTATGACTGTAAATGACATCAATACACCAATAAAATCATTAAGTTATCCAGAAGCGTTTTGGAATAGATTGCAAGATAACTTATATGAAGTTATACCAGCAGATGAATTTGCATATGTACAAGTATTCACTGGTGGTCAAGTAAAACGAACACTTGACATGCAAAAAGTGAGGCAATTATTACGTAAATTATCTGATGAGAAAGGTTATGAAGTTACTTATGCCACAGAAATTTATAGATTTAAACGATATGTTAAAGTAACTGATAATTGTACAACTAATTTTATGGCTTCGGATGAAGAGTTACTTGATTATGAACAATTCTCAAATTTAATGTGTAGTAAATTAGGACAACAGACACATGGCTTTGAAGAAAGGAAAAATTTTCTTAGTAAACGCTGGGAGAGTAAACCTCATAAAGCGCAAGTTTATGATGATGAATTTTTTGAATGCCAAACTAATTTATATGTTGATATTAATAAAGAAATTTGTGATTTTTATAGTATGAGTCTTAATCAAACTAAAGATGTTGAATTAACTGAAATGGAATGTCTTGATAAATATGGGCAAAAATTTATGTTATGGAAACATGGTGCCAAACAACCAACCACATTGACAGACACGTTTCGTGATATCTATAATAATTTTTGTGATCATTTACACTTATATTATAATAAAATTAAGGACGGCATTAACTTATTGCTTGACAAATATCCAATACTTAAATATTTGTTTATTGGTGGTGGAATTTTGTTGACTTCATTAGCAATATTCAAGTTATACAATTCGTTTAAAACGGAAATATTGCAACATGATAGTGAAATGATATCTAGTCCAACAAGTGGTCAACAGAAATATACGAAGAAAATGCAAGTTGAACAACATGAGGAAGCATATAATTCACCCGCAAGTGGAATGGTGAAAAAAGGAAAGAAAATGTTTGTAGAAATATCTTCAGATCAAAATGCGTCTGATTTAGCTACTGGTGTCTTACGAAATAATACATATGCACTATCTTATGAATTAAATGGAATTGAAAAGTTCATAGGTAATGTAACTGTAGTTTGCGGGTATAATGTTTTAATGCCATGGCATTTTTTTCATCATTTTAGAATGCATCAATTGCCATTAACTACAGTATTTAGTATGACTAGAGTTGATGCTGATATAGTACATAGAGGTATGATTCAATTTAGATTAGAAAACATTTGTGATAAAGAATATAATATGATTAACAGTGTTCGTTTACACGATAACGTATCTAATCTTGATGCTGTGATTTTCACATTGAATCGTAATACAACTGCTCATTGTCATAAAGATATTGTAAGACATTTTATAAGGAAAAGTGAATTAGGAAGATTGCATGGTAATATGAAAGGACTTCTACCAATTTATTCGCCAACATCTAATGGAGTTACTCGTTGTTTTAAAACTGTGACAAATGTGAAGCCCGCTGATAAAATTATAGAGATAACTTCCATAGATAATTCAATTTATACTCAGAGATCAGGATATTTATATGAAAGTGATACAACAAGAGGTGATTGTGGATCTGTATTAATATTGAAATCTAACACTTTAACAAATAAACTAGTTGGTATGCATGTTAGTGGTGCTTTTGATGAAGGATTTGCAGTTAAATTAACATTTGAAATTTTGAAAGATGGATTAGATGATTTGAGTAAAGTAGTGGGACATCGTGCTCAAATGTATTTAGATTATGACTCAGTAATAATTGAAGAAAATTGTGATATTCCGAAAGGTTGTTTTAATCCTATTGGTAAAGCAGCAATTCCTCTTCATCAATGTTCAAGAACTGTATTAGGACCATCAAAAGAGTTATTCATGATGAAATACGTGAGCACATTGCTAAACCAGCACATTTGAAACCATTTATTAAAGACGGTGAATTATTTGATCCAGCATTAAAAGGTCTTGAAAAATGTGGTGGTATTAGTTCTTTAGCTCATGAAAATTACTTGAATGCTGTAGAAAATTATGTATGTCAAAAAATTGCTATAGATTATAGAAACAAAGGAACACATAATGTTCGTGTTATGTCATATGAAGAAGCTATTATTGGCAATGATGATGAATTTATTAAAGCCATATGTAGAACAACTTCTCCAGGTTATCCTTTTAATAGTGATCCCAAATATAAAAATAATAAACCTGGTAAGCAACATTGGTTGGGTACAGATAACAATTTTGATTTTACATCGCAAGCAGCATTAGACTTACGAGCGCTTGTTGATGAATTAGAACAAAACTGTTTAAATGGTATAATAACTGGAGTAATTTGTGCTGATACTATGAAAGATGAAAAAAGACCGATTGCAAAGGTAGATGAAGGGAAAACTCGTATGTTTTCTGCATGTCCAATGCATTATGTAATTTTATTTAGAAAATATTTTATAGGTGCTGCTTCATTTTTGATGCATAATAAGAATTTGAATGGTATTTCAGTTGGTACCAATGTATATAGTAAAGATTGGGATGATATAGCAAGGATTTTACAAAAAATGGGTCCTAGTGTATTGGCTGGTGATTTTACTAATTATGATGGTTCGTTGTTATCTACCGTTATGTGGAGAGTATATAATATATTTGAAACAATTTTCCTAATGTATGATGTTGATTATAAAGAGGATGATGCGAAAATTCGTGAATCTTTATGGACTCATTTAGTTTCTTCAATTCATATCCATAAAGATAATATTTATCAGTGGACTCATTCACAAC